ATCAAAGACAGGTCGAATCGATATTGGATTTGCACGTCAGCGTCTATCCGGTGGCGGTAATACACAGCAACTTTGGGCAGGACTTGAGTTTGGATCTAATCGTTACAAGCAGTTCCCAAGTTATTCCGGTCGATATGGGCGAGGATCTCGGGGTTGGTTTATTTATCCGACCCTTCGCAAGATTCAGCCTGAATTAACTCGTAAGTGGGAACAATCAACTGATGCGATTGTTAAAAGGTGGGCCAATTAATGGCTAGAGATTACAGAACATTAAAGCTCGAGATTCTTGCTGAGACGAAACAATTTGTCGATGATATGAAGAAGTCCGAAACCCAAGTTGAGGGATTCGGCGACAAGATGGGCAAGTTTGGCAAGGTAGCAGCTGCCGCTTTTGCCGCCGCTACTGTGGCCGCTGTTGCTTATGCTGGCAAGTTAGCAATCGATGGCGTTAAAGCTGCAATTGAAGATGAGGCAGCTCAAGCTCAATTAGCCAACGCATTAAAAAACGTAACTGGCGCCACTGAAGATCAAATTGCGGCGGTTGAAAAACAAATTGAAAAAATGTCATTATCTTTTGGAATTGCTGATGAAAAATTGCGCCCAGCATTCCAACGACTTGCAACCGCTACTGGATCATTAACTAAAGCTCAAGATTCGCTTCAATTGGCTTTGGACATTAGCGCGGCAACTGGCAAGTCCGTAGAAGCCGTCAGTAATGCTTTAGGAAAGGCTTATGAGGGCAATACAGGCGCTCTCAGCCGTCTAGGTATCGGATTATCAAGCGCAGAGATTAAAACCCTTGGTTTAGAGGGGACGATGAGTAAATTGGCTGAAACCTTTGGTGGGGCAGCTACTACTCAAGCCAACACTTTAGAAGGTCAAATCAATCGATTAAAAGTTGGTTTTGATGAGGCTAAAGAATCAGTTGGAGCTGCCTTGCTTCCGGCCGTAACGGCTTTTATTGACTACATTACCAATCGACTTATTCCAATGCTCATTGAGGCTAAGGATCGAGCCTTGGCTCCCATTAAAAAAGCCTTTGAGGATAATAAAGAAGCAATCGAAGATTTATGGAAATTCACAAAAGATTATTTAATCCCACTTTTTGAGTTTGCTTTTGTTCAAGCTATTGTCGGGGTTGGCAAAACAGTTGGCGCGATTGTGAATATCATTGGCACAGCAATCGAAAACATTAAATCTTTTGTTGCTAGTGCTAAGGCCGCAATTAACAGCCTTATCGAGTTATACAATCGAATCCCAGTTTTGCCTAATATCAAAAAAATAGATACATCCGCAGCTCAGCCTCTTGTTACTGGCCCGGGTTATATCAATTTGGCTCCCCAAGGCGGTTTTGGAGCTTTGACAGTATCGAATCCTTCAATGAATTCTGAGTCATCAAATCAGCCAATTTATATCAACGTCAATTCACCTAGCATTATTGACGAAACCGGATTCACTCGAGCTGTGGTTGATGCCTTGAATTCCGTTGAACGACGTTCAGCTGGTGGACTAAGCGCCTTAACAATATGACTCTTTGGAATCCTGAGTATCGCGTAAAAGTAAACGGAACTACTGTTACTTCGGTGACCCTAGCCGGGATGACAATAACTAGCGGTCGAACCGACATATATGCTCAACCACAACCCGGCTACGCCAACATCTCGCTTTTAGAAACAAACGAATCAGCTGTAAGTTACGAAATCAATTATCCAATCACCATAGAAGTTAAGGATACTTCCGGAGCTTACGTCTTTCTCTTTGGCGGCTTTATTGCCGACTTAGGTATTGAGGTGGCAACTAGCGGAGCAACTGCCCTAAGCCAGCGAATAAATATCTTGGCGGTCGGATCATTAGCTCGATTGGCTAGAGCGACCTTTAGCGGAAACATCGCAAGTGATACGGATGGCGACCAGATTTACGAAGTCTTGGCTGGCGTCTTATTTGATACTTGGGCTGAGGTTCCAGCAGCTACAACTTGGGCAACTTATGACCCGACTGTTACTTGGGCTAATGCGGAAAATAGCGGATTGGGTGAAATCGACCGCCCCGGAGATTATGAACTTGACAGTCAAAACGGCGTTTTAAGTGATGTTTATTCTTTGGTTAGTCGATTAGCTACTTCCGGCCTTGGTTATATTTATGAAGATGCTCAAGGTCGAATTGGCTACGCTGACAGCACACATCGAAGCGAATACCTAGCCGCCAACGGTTACGTCGATCTCGACGGCAATCAAGCAATAGGGCCGGGATTGAACATCGTTAAAAGAGCTGGAGACGTTCGCAATTCGATAACCCTTACTTATACAAGTTCCGGCAATAGCTCTTACTCAACTTCAGACGCTACCTCAATTTCAGATTACGGCCAATTATCGGCGACAGTGAATACAACCCTAAAAAACGCGGCAGACGCTCAAAGCCAAGCCGCTTTTTATCTTGCTATCCGCGCTTATCCTCAATACCTACTTAAATCCATTACTTTTGAGGTTCACAGCCCGGAAATCGACAATGCCGACCGAGACGCCTTATTGAACGTTTTTATGGGACTTCCCCTGAATATCCAAAACCTGCCAACTAATATGGTTGGCGGTGAGTTCCAAGGATTCGTCGAAGGTTGGACTTGGACAGCTTCCTACAACCGACTTCGATTGACTCTTAATGTCTCACCTATCGCTTACTCTCTCCAAGCTTTCCGCTGGAACAGCGTCCCAGTAACAGAGACTTGGCAGACCTTATCCCCTACTTTGACTTGGTTAGACGCTACAATCGTCGCCTAAAGGAGACAAATGCCTACAACTAGCAATTTTGGCTGGACGACCCCAGCTGATACGGATCTTGTCAAAGATGGCGCAGCTGCCATTAGAACGCTTGGCAACGGAATCGACACTTCATTAGTCGATCTCAAAGGTGGAACAACTGGACAAGTTTTAAGTAAAGCTTCTAATACAGATTTAGATTTTTCTTGGGTTAGTGATGCGACTGGTATTCCTGCCACTATTTTTGATGCCAAAGGTGATTTAATAGCGGCAACCGCCGCAGATACAGCAAGTCGTTTAGCAGTCGGGACAAACGGTCACGTATTAACGGCCGACTCTGCTACTTCAACCGGATTAAAATGGGCAGCAGTTCCAACCTCTTATCCGGCTAGCGACCAAGCAACTGTTGCAACTTCACAAACAACGACATCTTCAAGTTATACGGATTTGGCAACATCAGGTCCAGCAGTTACAGTAACAACAGGAACAAAAGCTTTAGTAATTGTAACTAGTGACTTATTTAATAGCGGTGCTGGTACTCGCGCATTGATGGGATATGCCGTTTCAGGTGCGACCACAACTTCTGCCAGTGATACAACTGCTTTATTAAATCTTTCGGGAACAGCAAATGAAACTATGCGTTGTAGCGCTGCTTCAATTGCGACTTTAACCGCTGGATCAAATACTTTTACGGCAAAATATCGAGTAAATACCGGAACTGGAACTTTTGAGAATCGTTCAATTATCGTTATCAATTTAGCTTAGGAGAATTATGGCAATTACATCCAAAAAAATTAATCTTTATCAATTAGATCAAGAACTAGGCGGTAAAGGTTTGGTTGCAGATTTTAACGATGAAAATAATAAAATTATTAAATCAGCAGATAACTCTGACATCACAGAATCTCAATTGGAGGCTGCCATTGACGCGCATACTGCCAAGCCAACTGAAGAAGAAATTAGAATCTTAAATCGCGCAGAAGGTATTGCCAAACTAAAAGAACTTGGTTTTACTGATGAGCAAATTGTTGCGCTAATAAATGGCTAAATTATCTAAAGCAGCAATTCAGTTAAGAGAGCAGATAGACGATGACTATCCTTCGCGCGACCGTCGCAGTGATGGCAGTTTTGCTGACGCTCGTCACTATTCCAATAATCCTACTTCGGATCATATCCCAGTGGATGGCTTCTGCCGAGCAATCGATATAGATTCGAATCTCAATGCCCACAAAGAAGAAGCTCACGGACTTGCCAACGCCATCAGACTTTGTGCTAAGCAAGGCGACAAAAGGATTAAGTACATTATCTATGATGGCCGTATTGCTTCCCCTATCTTCAACTGGAGGTACAGAAAATATAGGGGCCCGAATCCGCATAAATCGCATCTCCACATAAGTTTTAATCCATCGGGAGACAACGATGGCAGCTGGTTCAATCTCGAAGGGAAAACAAATGAAAGACCTAATTGATCGCTTAAAGAGTCCAGAATTCAAGGAGGCCTTTAAGGATTACTGCCTAGCAGTAGCAGCTTCCGGCGTAACTATGGGAGTCACTTTGCTTCTTGATTTTGCTCCTGAATACGCCGTCTTGATTGGCGCCATCACAGCTCCAGCCGTTCGTTGGGCAGATAAGAATTCTCCGCAGTATGGACGCAAGTAACGTCGCGGCTTTCGTAGCTTCGGTTTTAGGCTCAATCGGACTATTAATCGCCGGACTTCGATACATCATAAAACTCGAGAACCTTCCGCTGATTTCAAGGCTTGACAAGTTAGAATCTACTCTTGAGTTAGTTTTAAGGGAGAGGATTACAAATGGCACAAAGAAAACGCGTCGCTAAAAAAGCGCCAAAGAAGCGCAAAGTTCGCAAGCCACGCACAGTTGCCAATCCATTCCCAACAAAGCTAGAACAGCGATTTATCGAATCCAAAGCCATATATGACGCAGCAATAGCAGCTGGTTGGAAAGCCGACTTTGCTTTGGCCTTTGCTATGGAGCGCGACTCTTGGCCGGACTGGTTTATCGATCCTGCCGACCCAATCAAGAAAATTGGTTGGGAAGATGGAGAGGAAGATAACTGACCTACTTCCGGGAAGTTGAGCTCTTTGAGGCGCTAAAGTCAGAATTTCCGGACTTAACGCCACTATCAGCGACCGACCGGGCAGACGGCGTAACCCACGACGCCTACATCGAACTCAAATGCCGTAGGACTCATTACGACTTTTTGATGATTGAGAAGAAGAAGTGGGATTACTTGGCCGAAATAAGGGCTAGAACGGGCGCTAGGACGCTTTATATCAACTCGACGCCTAAAGGTATCTACCAGTTCGACTTAGGGGCTCTAGAGGCTCCTGAATGGGTTTTACAGACCCTTCCCGATAAGACTGATTTCGCAGGTGCTAAGAAGATAAGCAAGTTCGTAGGCTATTTAGACATCCGACACTCCGAACTCCTGCTGGTCTAAATCGATTTGATTTAATACGATTATCCCGTAAATCCATTTAACGGATTACAGACGGGAGCAAAATGATAAATAAAGTTGCGGTAATAAGCTTTGATTCCACCGCAGGGGCTTGGACGGATGGGACTAATTACGTTAAAGGGTCAATCATCCGTCGATATGCCCGGGAGAAAATGGGTAAAAAGCAACTTCGGGGAAGGTTGGCTCATTCTGAAGTCTCAGCTTATTTCCTCGATGTCTATGGGGTGAGCGCCGATGTTAAGTAATTTAGTTATTTATGGTCTATTGGCTTTCATCCTCTATCAGCAATACAAAAGCGAACAGCGTCAAGATGAGTCATTCCGTAAAGGCTATGAAAGGGGGCTGAAGGATGGACGAACTGGCCGACCGCTCGTTAAGTGAGTGGATTGAGATTGCTGGCGAAACGCTCAGAGAACGAGGCTTCGCGTATGGTGATCCGAGATGTCACTTACTACGCGTTTACGACATCTGCCGAATACTCGGTATTCGATTCACAGACCCATCTCAACTGGCACTGGTGTTTATCGCGGTCAAACTATCAAGACTTGTGGAAAGTCCGATGCGGGAAGATTCGATTGTCGATCTCATTGGATACTCCGCTATCTTGGGTCAGCTCCGACATACAGATTGGGATGACTTTGACCCTTCTGCGTAATACAAATCGCGAGCAATACTGCGATCTATGCAAACAGCGTTGGGGAAGCCACAAAGGACAATGGCATCCAAACGCTAAAAAGATGGCTTATTGGAAATGCGTATCAGCTTCTCCAATGCGGTCTAATCAAGTGCGCTTCTATTGTTTGGAGTGTGCAGCTGATTTACAGAACTGGCCTGATGGCTCGTTCTATTCATTAAAAGAACAGCTCTTAGATGGTCTAGGAGAAGTAGCTAAAAGGGAGAATCTAAATGTCGAATTACCTCGATGATTATGTTGGAGTTTGGGAACGTTTTAAGCAATTCATTGCCGAGCATCCCGACTATCGAATCAAGACTCACGTCCTCGCTGAGTCACTAACAAAGGATTGTGATGTCTATAT